CCTCCTAGTTTATGAATACTGTCTCTAGGCCGTCGACTATACTCGTCAGTATTCTAATTAAATTGTATAGTGTGTCTTTTATACAATAGTTTTTAATAGAGCGCAAGAGAGCCTGTAATGTGAATTGAATTTATTCAACGATGTAGCTTTTGATTAAGTAGCTACAGAAACTTGTGGAGCAATACCTTCTACAGTATTTTGTCTGTGAGCAATTTGAGCTTCTTCAAGTTTGATCTTTGTAATGACTTCTCTAACTTTGTCATCAATTCTGACCATTTCTAAAGTATATCTATCGTTAGATAGATGCTCCTGTTCCCACTTCAACTCCAAGGACCTTTTTTGTTTGTATAGGTCTTGTATCATAAACAACCTCCTCAAAAGTTATTCGATTTGTTCTCGGATCATAACTTTCTCCGAGATACTCCCATTTTATACTATTCTCTCCCAGTTTGTCAAGTATAGCATTTTCAACATCTTTAGCATTATCATTAGATTCTATTTCAAATTTACCATGATAATTATAAGCCCAGATATTTATGAGGAATTTAGTCATTTTCTCACCCTATATTAAAAAAGGGGCCGTTTTAAGGCGGCCCCTAAATTTTATTGATTACGTTGCGTTTGAACCAAAGATACCTCTTGGATCAGAAAATCCAAATACATATCTTTCTCTCGCTTTGTATCTAACGTTACCAGTATCAAAGTCACCTTCCATAGAAGTTTTGATAGGTGATCTATTGAAATGCTTTAGACCATTAGGCACATCAGTTTTAATAAAGAATTTCTTCGCAGCAGTTAAGTAATTGTTTACTGTGTAACCACCAGAGATCATTCCCATGTTTCTGATTGCGTTAATGTCATTATCAGCTGTACCTACTCTGCCTGCAGAATTCATAAGTCTGTCAGCAGTAAATTGAAGCGCTGAAGGAATTACTAATTTAACTCCTGTTGCTGCAATTTTTAGGCCTCTTTCATCAGTAAGAGCCGCGATATCAATCAACGACTGTTCTAATGAAGTTTCGTTAAGTTCAGCGGCTGTTGTCAATTCATTTGAAAACGTACCTGCTAATGTTGGGTGGTCAGTAGCACAAAGCTCCTTACCATCACCACCAGCAAAGTTTGAATCAAACGCATTGTTTAATACTGCTGCACCTTTGATATTTTTAGTAGACGCCATAGATCTAGCTAAAGCTTTTGTATATCTAGACGCAAGTCTGTCATACAAGTTGTCTTCAATAGCTTCTTCTGTAATAGCGAATGCTAAAGCAATCGTTTCGTTAGTGTAACGAGCTGTAAAAGTTTCTTGCGCATCGTCGTAGCCAACCCCTTGACCTTCAGGTTTAACTGCCGCGTTTGAGAAACCAGCTAACATTACTTCCTCTTCGAAAGCTCTGTCAGATGATTCAGTGTCAAAAATTTCTGTCCACTGCTCGCCGTATTGTTTGTACTCTAATCCGAATAAAGCATTCAGACCAGGCTCTAGTTCTTTAACTAGTTGTGCTCTTGATATAGCCATAGTTATTTATCTCCTATTCAGATTAATTGAACAACGCACTACCCGGAGCCATCATTACAACGAAATTACATCCCGCTGCAGCTTGATCTTTGTTCTCTGGATCGTTTGCGTTTCTTACGACAGTAAACATTGAAGTTGTTGCCGCAGAACCAACATCTAACGTAGTGATCGATTGACCATCTTTGTTATCTGTTGCTGTGTAGTTGTTAGTGTTAAAGCCTTGCATTGGGTTAACTCCAAGAAGAGTTTGTGCCAAAGCGGCGTCCGCTTTCACGACATATTCCTGCATAGGATTGTCAATGATGAAAGCAGTTATACCATCAGAACCAGTATTGTAGTCCTTTGATGTTGCTTGACTTGCTACTACATTATTTGAGAATGTAGGTTTTCCAGATGAATCAATAAAGAATGCACCGTTGAAAACACCTAATAGAAGAGCAGAGTTTGCAGTTGTCCACGCAGTTCCACCATTTCCACCATCATCAGTTGTAGTAAAAGAAGCATCTTGTACCTTACCAGCTTCGCCCGCAGTTGCTCCACCATCGTTAAACGACATTGGATCACCTTTGTTTGATGCTACGCCAGGTGCATTTTGTATTTGATATTCAGATTGTCCTGAAGTTGCTGGAGTATTTCCAACAGTCATTACAGCTCTTAAACCAAATCCAGTTGTACTTGCATTTGCCATAGTATTGTTTCCTTTTTATGTACCTG